CCCGATTTAGTTATCATTATTATAGTTTTCCTTTATTACCATAAGTCTCCCTGCTATTAAAGCTGTTCCTTAAAGGATCGCATTAAATTTTTGTATTTGCTAGGCTAATAACGGATTAGCAATCCGTTATGCGTTTTGTTCGTTCCTTTTAAGTTTGTATTTTAAATATTCTAATCTGCGCATTTCTTTAGTTCTTCTTTTTTTATGGTTCTCGTTATTTCTTCTGAGTCGACATTCTTTACACTGTACAACCTTTCTGGTGCTAGATATTCTTAATGATTGGGTTTCTTTTCCACAAAAAGTACAAACTACATTCACGTATGTAGTTAATGCTTCTTCCCTAGATAAATATCCCTCTCTTTTACGTGCGCGCTCCCGTTCGCAAGTATTACAATAAGGGTTTCCTATTTCTTTTAGGGGATGTCCGTTCGAACAATGGGTTTTTTGTAGCCTTTCTTTATGTCTAATTTCTCTATACTTAGCAACTCTTTTAGCCTTTTCTTTATCGTTATCTAATTCTTTAACTGATTTATATGTGCTTGGTTTTCTCGATCCGCCATATACATAGTAATGTTTTATCATTTCTCCAGCATTAGGCATAATGCCGTCTTGGTGTTGTTTTTTTGCTTGTGCGCTGAATTTATTAAACGTTTCTGTACTAACCAAACCAAACGTATTAGGAATTTTATATTTTTCTCTATAGGTTGAAGTAGTATAACAATGCACAGACAAATGAGCGCCCAATGCTTTATATTGTTTTCCGCACAACAAGCAAGTAATTTTATCGCCTGACAAATAATGCTCTACATCTTTTATACTTTTAAATGGCTCATTTATTGGATAGCCGTCAACTACTTTGCGCCTTCTAATCCTATCCCTTTCTTTGTTTTTTTCCCATCTTCTAGTTAGGCTTTTGCCTAAGGCTATTTGTCCTGTAAATCCCTTCTTCATACAAATCCCCAACGAGATTTAAACACGCGAGTAGATGAGCGAATAAGTTTTTTTGCGATCCTTTTGTAAAATAAAATTTTATATTCTTTATCGTTGATTACAGGTATTCTTGTGATCTTAGTTGCTTTTTCCTGCAATAATATTCTTTTTTCTATAGAGGGGACCCCTGCAAACGTTGATTTTGCTTTTTTATTCATACTTATTCGTTATCCTTTTTCTGTTCGTCAAGTTTACAGTTTACTCTATTACTTCCCCATTAAGCACAGTGCCAGGACAATTAATTCTATCGATGCTGCCACGCGCCCAAGCCCTACCGCTTCTAGCTCTGTCTCGTTTGGTATTTTTTGCCATCTGAGACAACAAATTATTTAATTCTATTTTTTCAAAAGTAGTTAAAGAGTGATTCTTTTGTAACTCGAGCAATTGATTAATTCGCCCTGTAGTTTCAATAGTAGTAGTTTTTTCTTTCATAAGGTTAGTTATTATCTATTCTCCTTATTGCAATATCCAAATACTGCTGCTCACGCTCAATTCCTATAAATCTAAATCCTTCTTGTTTCGCAGCAATTCCAGTCGAGCCACTGCCCATAAACGGGTCAAGTATAATCCCATTAGGTGGCGTAATTAGCCTACATAAGTATTTCATTAATTTAATTGGTTTTACAGTGGGGTGGTGATTTTTTATTAACTTTTCTTTCCTAATATCCCGTGTCGGACACGGCAAACTTTCGTTATACTGCTCATGTTCTTTTAAACCTTCACATCCCATATTTCTTTCTGCGGATGACGCTTTAGCACAATAGAAAAAGCGAGACGCTGTTCCTTTATCGCTGTGGCCATAAGTATAGTGCGGAGTTTCTTTCCCTTTGGAAACAGACTTAAATTCACCGTCTTGTACGTTTTTCCTAACTGAATCGCTACTTTTGCTCTCGCCGTACTTCGCAAACTCAGCCTCAACTTCTTCGCTACCATCGTGGATAAAGTTTGCTGGAAAACGGCCCGACACCTCTACCCTGCCAGTACTTTTAGGAATTAATCCTTGGGCACAAAATGTGCCCGTTGCCCCTAGATAGCTTTTCTTTTCGTTAATGCGAATATCATTACCAACCTTACAACCACCAACATTAATTCCGCCAGTACCATGCTTTAAGATATTGCTAGCTATATTTTTCTCGCTCAATGGTTTTCTTGCCATAACGATAGGCTCGTGTGCTGGTTTTAGCGCAGAACCCCAGCCATCCCATTGCTTTGCAGCATCGGTTGAGGGAGCTGTAATTAAGCAATCAATTCTATCTCTAAATTTACATTCATCAGAACCGAATTTTTGAGGGCCTTTTATATTTTGTTGGGATTTAATCATTCCCACAACCTCCCTTTCAGCCCCAGCCATCTTATCCATAGCCTTACCAACATTTAAGCTTTTAGGAAACCCAGAGCCGTAAATCCACATGATTTGATCGCGTATCTCAAACCCAGCATCCTCTATTGCAGAAGCCATACGATGATAGGTACGACTTCCACCAAAGGCTAATAAATGTCCGCCTGGCTTTAGTATCTCTAAACAAAGTTTCCACAACTCAACATCATTCGCGATACCTGTTTTATCCCAACCCTTATTCATGAAGCCAAGCTCATAAGGCGGATCGGTTACTATGGCATCTACCTGTTGGCCTTTAGCGATTAAATCTCTTATTGCATCCTTGCAATCTGCTAAGATACAAACATAATCCTTATGTTCCAATATTACTCCTTAGTTTTATGAGAGCTTTCTACATTTTTCCGTAAATTTTGAACATGTTGCATTGCTTGCTCAATTGCAGTTCTAGCATTTTCAGAGTCAACCTTTTCTTGTTCAATTCCAAGTTTGGTTTGATTCTGATTAATTTGCGCCATAATCTGCATAAACTTAACGTCAGTTAGGGTTTTTTCATTAGCAACCTTAGCAGCCTGAATAGCTAGCTCCCCCTCTTGCTTTTGTTGTTGTTGCTGAATCTTAGCCATCTCAATTTCTTTAATAGCCTCGGTTTGCTCGCGCATTGCTGTTTCTTCTGGGTTACCTTGCTGGGCCTGTTGTGCTTTTTGTTCTTCTAATTGCTTCATAAACTGAACGGCTTGAGCTTTGAGACCCTCAATGCCTCTAATATCCATGTTATCTAGGATAGTCTCTAGCCCCATGGTATTAATAAATTCGGCAAACAATTGACTGGATTGCATCATTCTAATTATTTGATCTAATGCAACTTGTTTTTGTACTGCGCTACTAACACCTGCTTCTACCTTAATCTGTAAACTATTTGGGTTGTAGCTAAAGTCTACACTATTGGGATTGTTTGGGTGATTAATAATTTGATAAGAGCGCTTACCGTCAGGTGCCTTTACCGGTAAACTTCTAGGCGTTACATAGAATTTAGGTATTAAATCAACAACTATGTGAGCAATTCTATTTAATCCTCTAATATATCCCTGTAAATAAGGAATAGCGGCAGCATTAGATTGCATAGCGCCTTGCTGAATGGCGACCCCTGATATTTGCTTATCGTTAGTTCCTAATATGGAATCGTACGTACCTAATATAGTTTGGGTAACTTGATCGGTTCCCATAAAAGTCATATTAACAATGTCAGGAGTAGGAGTTCGTTGAACTTCTCTTGGAGGAGGTAAAGGTTGTTCTGGATTATCTTTGTAAAATGCGTTATAAACTAACGTTGATGCTTGCTGTACGTTTTTATAAGCATCAGCGTAGTCTTCAGGGATGGACTCTACAGCCACCATAAATTTATGTTGCATCATATTTTCAATTTCAGCTCCAATAGTTTGCCCAGAGAAGTTTTTAAGTTTTTGTACGCCTTTAGCATGATAAACAAAAGGCCGCGTCATCTGCATTGATGCACCGTCTTCGTTTTCTCTAATTACAACACTATTACCATCAATAAAAACTAACGGTAAAAACTTATAGCAGGTTTCTTCATGAGACAATACCTTATCTTCACAAACCATATAGCGATCAATAGTTTCTATTACTGTATCTCTTTCCTCGATTATAATCGGCGCTTGTTCAATAAAGCCTTGATTTCCCCATAACTTAAGGAATTCTTCATAGTGCTTTTTGAGAATAGCATGGCCGTTAGAAAGTTTAACTATCTTTTCTTTCTTCTTCTTCTTGCAGTAATAATCAGCAACCAGTATGATTTCTTGATCTTGATTTAAATAGCTCCAATTAAAATCGCCCACATGGCTTGAGCGTTCAAACTTCATATTATCAGCTGAGCCTTTGCCGAACTCGTCTTCAAAGTCTTCTTTTGATTTAGGGATTAATTGAAAGCAGTAATTACCATCACCCTTATGCGATTCTCTTGCTAAAGGATCGAAGCCCGTTAAAGTTGGATCAAATACTCGCTCCACCTTAATGTTTTGCTCAAACGACAGTTCATTAATATATCCTGTATAAACATAAACAACAGAATAGCCGCCAGCCAATAAATCAGAATAAATGTTATACTCTAATGCATCATTCGAGGCATCAAAGAAAATCTCGCGTAGATGTGCCTCAATTATTTCTAATGTTTGTAAAAACTCAGGGGTCAGCTCTTCAATTCGCACTCCGTCGGCAGCCCTTGCCACGATCGACGGTTCTTGTTTCGCGAACTCGCCTCTTAACCTTGAAATCATCGCCTCTAAGATATTAAATTCTATTGCAGGCTTTTGTAGTACATCTAATTTTGTTATGTCGTCTGATGACAACGATGTTTGAAATACAAACTTCATAAAGTCATTAAAGCGATTAACATTCTTTATAAAATATTCGTGCGCTTGCTCAATATTTTTTTTAATTTCGTTTAACTTATCCGTGTGCTTTTTAGCGACCATTTGAAATCCTTTTCATGGTGGTTGAACTACTTAGATAGATACATTCCTTGTATCTAAGTTTTTAGTATAGTAAAATCTAAGGAAATAACTATAAAATGGGGATATATATGGATAGCGCTAGGGTTATACAATATCTAAAAGATTTAAAAGCAAGCGGAGTTCCAGAGGAACAAGCCGAAGCCCAGCTTATTGCATTAGAAAGTATGTTACAAGGTTTGGCAACTAAATCTGACTTGAAAGCCGAGATTAAAGCATTGAGAACTGAGTTAAAAAGTGACATTAAAGAATTTAAATCTGAATTAAAGTATTTTATGGTATATTCAATCTTAGGATTTATTTATGCTCCGATTATTGTAGGGGTAATATTAAAGTATTTCGGGAAGTTTTAAAAGAAACATTATGGATATATAGATGGATAATATAGCATTAAATTATTATTTAACCTTAATAGAAGGCGGAGTAAAAGACGCAGAAGCAAGAATACAGGCCCAGACTTTAACTTCAGTATTAGACGGCTTAGCTACTAAGGGCGAATTAAAATATGAAATACACTGGTTAGAAGTTGGATTAAATGGCGAAATAGGAGGTATAAAAACTAGATTAAATGTATTAATTGCCCTAAATGTTTCTACTCTTGCTTTTATGTTAGCCATGATTCTAAATAGTGTAAAACATTGGTGGTAAAATCTTTTTGTGAATTTTTAAGTCACAATTGTGCATTAAAAATTCACACCTTATCTCCTAGATCTCCTAATGGCTGTCAGTTTAGTATTAAAATCTTGTGCCAATGATTTAAGTATTGGTGCGTTTGGGTTGGGCTGTTCCCTAAATGCTGTTACAGGATAAGCAAAAGTTAAACAAAGCGCGTCTGCTTCGTCTGACGATCTTATTCCCCTCTTTTTCATGTCCTCCTTTTTCTCCATAACTAACCTAGAGTTGGAATCAAAACTATAGCGTATTCCACATAAATCCGCATGTAAGCTGTCTGTATCTGGTATTTGTACTGGGATATCCTCTAACCAATTTGCACATTTGCCCCACATTTCAGCTCGCTTATTTGAATACTTCTGATCATCTAAGCTTTTTGAACCCGCGTTAACCGCAACTACGGCCTCTTTATGGCCTAATTCATTTAGCCTATCTACAACCCCAGCTCCTAAGCCGCCCACATCTACAAAGACCTTTAAAGGCCGATATTGTTCAATCAAAGAATGAACAATGCCAGTTACCCCCATTGTGTCTTTCTTAGTATAACTTTGTAACCCAAATGCCACACGGCCTTGCCTAAAGATAATTGATGTGCGATCATCACCAAATCTTGCAGGGTCAACGCCCATAATTAAAGGCCCATATTTTTCGGCTTCTCCTTTTCTGGCACGCATCACTGTTGAGGAATCTATAAATGAATTCTCACCTTTAAGTTGGAAAGCTTCATTGGGATTACATGGATATTCCTGGCAAAAGCTCTTCTCCCCGTCTTGACCGTTAACTGATAAATCAGTAATCTTAAATCGCCGCCAAGCTATTTGCTCTAAGGTTAACCGATAAGCTTCAATTAAACGTAACTCTATATGGTTAGGTTTAAAGTCTGGCGGCACTGACCTTTTATATTCATCTTGCCAAAACCAAGGCACGAATACCGCAATAAAATCAGACATGCCACTTTCTGCTTTCTGCCACATTTGATGGAAATAATTGCCTACACCATTAGCGGTGGATTCCAGTATGATTTCTGTACCAGTTGCATCAGGCACCGCTTGCAGTATACCCTTAGTATGTTCTTGGGCGTTTGCCCAAAAAGCAATCTCCGAGCCATGGAATAATTGAATAGTGCTGGAACGACCGACCGCTTTGTTTTCGGCTGTTCCTAGTTTATATCCACTATCTAAGCGCCCAAAGATTAGCTCTTTAGAGTTGTTAGTACTGATATCGGGCTGAACTAAGTTTGGCGTGTTCTGGTAAAAACGCTGAGCCATTTTAAATAGGTTGTTGGTAGCATCCAGTGCATGTGTTAAGATAAAGCATTGTGTACCCTTATTGTGTGTGGTCTTATGATAGAAGCGTCCGCCCACATAAGTTGAGCAGCCCTGCTGACGCCCTTTCAAGATCAGCGCCCTAACCTTACCTGTTTGTAGTCTTTGCTCTTCTAATTTCTGATGGATATATTCTTGCGCTTTATTTAAAATAAACGGCGAAATCTCGCCTTGCTTAGTGCGAATTTTAAGACAACGTGATGCATAATGTAAAAAGTTATCTTTTAAATGCTGGCGTGTTTTAATCTCGTCTTCAGTCATTTGTTTTTAGCTATTGTAATTTTTTTTCTTATTCTTCTTATCGCCTTACTTTTAATTTCAAACGGCCGAGACCAACTCACACCAAAAATTCCAGCTATTTCTCTAAGGGTTAAACCATCCCTATAATAAAAGTTTAATACTTGCTGTTCTTTATCTGGTAGTTGTTTAAGATAGTCCGGCAATTCTTCTATCTTTAAAGGGTTGTCTTGTACAAACTCATTAATTAGTTCTAATAATGCTACCAAATTATGCTTAGTACTATTGTATCCCATTATCTAGCCATTCCTTTTTAGTTGGTAAAAACCTGTCGAACATAACGTGGCTAACCCCACAATTTTTACTAAAGTTAATTATTACTGCCTGTTCGCCGGGAGTTAAATCATACCAAGGGCAGCTATAGTAACGAGCCCATATTTTACCCTCCTCTTCATCCATCCTTTAATATTCCTTCTAATTTTTGTTTAAATTCTGCCAAAGTAATTGGCGTTGCATCGACATCATCTGGCATCATAAATTCATATAGCATTACAGCTATTTGATATACTTCTGCATCATTGATGAACATTTTATTTTAAAAGCTCCAATGCATCCTCATGTTTAATACTAACTGTTGATTCGCTATGAACTCTGTCGCCGTAAGTTTTTGGTATTAGTTTTGATGTTAACCATTTGCGAGTGTCAACCCTAAGTCTTGCGTGTTGTATTCCTTCGCTGGTGTGTTGTTCTTCGTCACAAATATCTATAATTTGTTCTGCGAATAAATCCGCCTGAATAAGCTTGGCCTGTGCGTAATGTGCAGAAAACTCAGGGTATTTATAGCGCCACTGCATAAGAGTTTCACATGTTGGAAAACCTTCGTTATTAGCGCACATGCGTCGCATACCATCAGTTGTTGTGGCTACAGCATCGCAGATACGATTTGCTAATTCTTCGGTATATTTCGTTGGTCTACCACCAGGATGCTTACCTTTTTCTTTTAGCGTTATTGGAGGTAGTTTTGCTATCTGTTTTTTTAACTTCTCTTGGTTCTTCTTTTTGTTTGTCATTAGTGACGTCCTTGTCTATATTCTTTGTTGGTTCTGGTATGATACTATCTTCGATTGTTTGCGTGCCTGTGCCTTTACAGTTTCCACACTCGCCCATTACCATACCTAGTTTCATAATTTTTTTATTGCCACTACAGCTTGTACATCTGCATTTCATAGTATTAACCTCCTTGTTATATTATAGTTTATTAATTATTTACAAAGTATGCCGACTATTCCACCCAAAGCAGCTATTAAAAGCGCCATAGTCCATCGATGGTTAATGTCGATGCTTTCTTTTAAAAGGTTAAATTCATTTTTAGATGTTACATTTTCTAAATCTTTTTTAATTAAATC